CCCGCCAAAGGATTCAACGTACTCGCCACCGCAAATACTAAGGGTAAAGGTTCAGACGACGGAAGATTTATTGGAACTAACGTGCTCAACGAAGCCTTCCTTGAAAGATTCCCAGTTACCTTCGAGCAAGAGTACCCAACCGTCAACAACGAAGTAAAGATACTACAGGCAGTATCAAAGACACTTGGAAAGGTTGATGAGGACTTCTGTAAGCGTCTTGTAGATTGGGCAGACATCATTCGTAAGACTTTCTATGATGGTGGTATAGAGGATATCATAAGCACACGTAGACTTGTTCACATCATTCGTGCTTACAGCATCTTCAAGGATAAGGCAAAGGCAATGAAGGTATGTATCAATCGCTTTGATGATGAAACTAAGCAAGCGTTCATGGAGTTGTACGACAAAGTTGATGCAGATTTTCAGATGCCTGTTGACCAAGAGTCATAAATGTGATATACTATGGGGAGAGAAATCTCCCCTATGATTAATGCATGGAGTTTAGCGTGGGAGGCACTAAACGGAACTATGGATAAAACTTATCCGATCAAGGACAAACCGATGAATGATGATGATGGTCTTGACTATGAAATAGATGGTTGGGATACTGATGATGATCTTATGGCAACTATAGATGATCAATACGCTCATCATTTTGTAAATGCAAATTCATCTTATAATGATGGGTGGACAAGACAGTATCATCAAGAACAATTAGATAAAATGGATTACGAACCAAAAAGAGCACACTTCTACAAATATCATGAAGAACAGATCTTAAAAGATATAGAAGAGTATGTATCAGGAACTTACAAAGGTCATTATACAGGCAACTCACATGAATATCGTAACGTGCAAACCCTTGATTTGATGGCATCTAAAGATCTAGCATCAGGTTTCTGTCAGGCAAACATACTAAAATATGGAAGTAGGTATGGAAACAAAGACGGAAAGAATACAAAAGACTTGATGAAAGTAATACATTATGCTATGCTATTATTACACTTTGATGGACACTATGGCGAACCATCAATGCCTTCTGGAAATTTTGAACAAATGCCATGAAATTACGTCCTAAAAAAACAACTATGAACTTAAGTGATAACACCCTTGGTATTTTAAAAAATTTTGCGGGTATAAACAATTCAATCCTTGTAAAAGAGGGTAATCAATTACGTACTATTTCAGTAATGAAAAATATTCTTGCTGAAGCAGAAATACCAGAAGATTTTCCCCGTCAGTTTGGTATCTATGATTTAAATCAATTTCTTAATGGATTGAGTTTACATCAGGATCCAGATTTAGATTTTAGTGAACAGTCTTATCTTACAATTATTGAAGGTAGAAGAAAGGTTAAGTATTTTTTTGCTGATCCACAAGTTATTATTGCACCTCCAGAAAAAGAGATTACACTTCCAACTGAAGATGTTTGTTTCCAGTTGGAGAGTATTACATTGGAAAAACTATTAAAGGCAGCAGCGGTTTATCAATTACCAGATCTATCAGCAATAAGTGAGAATGGGCAAATTAAACTTATTGTTCATGATAAGAAAAATGATACATCTAATGAGTTTGCAATAGTTGTTGGTGAAACTGATAGAGTATTTTCCTTCAACTTTAAAATAGAAAATATAAAAATTATACCTGGTCAATATGATGTTGTTATATCTTCTAAATTGCTTTCTAGATTTGTAAACAATGATTTAAATCTTACTTACTATATTGCTTTAGAACCAGATTCTACTTATGAGTAATGATACATTTTTCTTTACTGAAGAGCAGTTGGAATGCATTAGGGTTTGTGTATCTAATGCACCTATTCCTTATGATATAAGTTTGAAAAAAATTCCCGTTGAAATATTGGAGAAAATAGGACAACCTATCAGAAAAAGAGAAGAAGGTATACCTAAAGTAAAATACGATTTAACACCTTACGGAGTATTTGATAATGAATAATATAGGATTGGAAGTTGTATTCTGGACAGTGTTGTCTATTTACTTACTATCTAAATTAGGAGTATTCAAAAAATAATGGACACTGATATTAAAGTAACTATCAACTTGAGTAAAATTGTTGAAGAGCGAATTAAAAAAATGGGAGCATATCGTGATTTTGCTAAAAAGGAGATTGTTGGTGAACTTATATCAACGAGTGGTATTGATGCAATTGCCTTTAAAAGTCGATCTTGCATTAACTTAGCAGATACATATACTGCTATTGATGAACTTATTTGTGAACATTTAGGTATTCGAGAATCAAATATCAAAGATATGGTGTTTGGAGAAAGAAGAAATGGAAACTAGATGGACTGTTGACGGAAATGATTATAATCCTGATTTACATAGGAAACCTACTGAAAATTTAGATACACTTATGAAAGAACTCACCAATACATTGGAAGAGACAAGTCAGGAAAGTAAAGAAACAATAGCATATCTTTTAGGTTGTAGGGATATTGTTGATTATCTGAGAACAGGAAAACTGCCGAGTGAAAAAAATTATACCCCTATAAAAACACAACCTGGATTGAAATTTCAAGAAAAGGTAACTTTTATTCCAAGATACTTATGAAACTTACACAAGAGATTATTGACAAAATACAAGAGGCAATGCTACACACCAAAAAAGATGGTAGTGTGAATTGGAAAGATGAAGATGAGATTGAGGTACAATTAGCAGGTGCATTTGCTGCAGACAAATTTATTGTAATTAAGAATAAGTCTAAAAATCCTGTTGTAAGTGCTGCACCACATCCTTACTTTGATTATGAAAAAGGTGTCTTTACTAAAGATGGTAGAGAAGAATATATGAAAGAGTTAAAGGAGAAGAAGAATGAAAAACTATAAAGCAAGAATTTTTGTAAGACTAAGGGAGTCTGTATCTGATGCTGCAGGAAATGCAGTTATGGCAAATGTAAATAAAGTTGCTCCTGATATTATGGTGTCTAGATTAAGAATCAATAAAATTATTGAATTGTTGTGTGAGGCAGAAAGTGAGGAAAAAGCAAAAGAACAACTTGATATATTGAGTGATAGATTATTTGCTAATGTTGTAATTGAAGATTGGGAATACGACCTACTGGAAGTAGGAACACATTTTCCAGACTCAGCATTTTAAGGAGGTATAAAAATGAGTGAAGAAGAATTACAGGAACAAATTATACAACAGATTGAGGTTCTTGTTGAAGAATTGGGTGGTACTATGTGCCAGTTTAAAATGTGTAATAGCATGGGTGGACAAAGTAAGATTCTAAAGATAGAATATGATGTAAGGGAAAAATAATTTACTATGAACATTTTTGTGACTGATCCCAGTCCACTTATCTCAGCACAAGTTTTACCAGATAAACATATAGTCAAAATGCCACTAGAGACCTGTCAGATGCTTG